GACATCAATTTTCAGTCTGAATTTGGCGGTATTGCATTATTTTTCGATTTGTGCTTTACTGCTGACACGGCATCAAAAATCAACTTTCAAGCAACACCAAGGAGGTGCATCGAATGGGAGATTTAATCCGATACCCGCAGATGGCTACCGTGAAAGCGGCCGCTGAAACCTACGGTCTACCGCCGACCTACATCCGCTCTCTCTGCCGGACAGGTAAAATTCGGTACGTTGTGGCGGGTCACAGGTGGCTCGTGAATATGAACAGCTTGGCCCAGTATTTTAATGAGGGCGACCCCATCCCGGCGGAACAGGGTGAAGCTGTGGGTGGCATCCGCCGGGTGGCGAGGTAAGCGAATGGCTGTAAAACGAATGTTCTCAAGTTCAGTGACTGAAACAGACAGCTTTCTGGAATTGCCACTGAAATCGCAGGCCCTGTACTTTCACCTTGGTATGCAGGGTGATGATGATGGGTTTGTAGCAAACCCCCGCGCCATTATCCGTTCTATTGGCTGCACCGCTCGTGATTTGAAGCCCTTGGAAACCGCCGGATATGTCATTTCTTTCCCTTCAAAAGTGCTCGTTATCACCGATTGGAAAGCCAACAATAATTTACGCAATGACAGATACAAACCAACTGCGTTTCAAAATGAACTCGCGCAGTTAACAGAAAGTGCGAACAAACGTTATATTTTGGTAAGCCTTGGTATACCAACTGGCAACCAAATGGATACCATTGGTATACCATCTGACAACCAAGTGACAACCCAGCATAGCATAGCAGAGCATAGCTCAGGAAGAAGTTGTAAGAAAGCCGCCACAACAGCAGCCCGGACAGATTCAGACCTTGCTCAGATCGTACAGCATTTTCAGGCCGAGATAGGCGAGTTTCCCCGCTCTGCGCTGGACAAGCTACAACGCTACCGGGAAGCGTTTTCAACTGAGCTGATTTGCAAGGCCATTGATGAAGCCGCAGAAAACGGCGTGAGAAAGTGGCGCTATGTTGACGGCATTCTGAAAGGCTGGCAGGCTGATGGGGTGCGCACTCTGGGGGATGTAGAAGCCCGCCGGGAAGCCCGAAAGAAGCCCGAACAGCCGTAGGAAAGGAAGTTTGAGGTGCTGACATGAACATTCACAAGGTTTTACTGGGTGCAATCCTCATCAAGCCAGACCTTGCGCCCTACTCGCTGCCGGATTTGGAGATTGAACACTTCCCGGCAGACCTTCAGCCGGTGTTTGCTGCACTGTCCGGCCTTTGGAATGCAAAGGGCCAGTTGGACGCGGTGGAAGCCTGTGCCCGATACCCAGAGCAGCGAACGGCCATCATGGGGTGCGTAGAGGAATGCGAGGGCGAGTATATCGCTATAACCCGCGACCGCGTAGAAGAATGGACACAGCTTGTCAGGGAACAAGCTGCCTTGACCCAATTCCAGAATTTAGCCCTTCAGGCTGGAAGCAACCTGACCACGTTTGCAGACCTGCCCGATCTATATAGCCAGATGGGTGAAGCCCTGACGCTCGACCGGGAAGAACAAGATTTTAAGCCCATCGGGGAACTGGTCGATAACTATATCCGCAAGTTGAATGAAAAGCCGAAGTACATCCCCAGCGGTATCCCGGTGCTGGACAAGCACCTGCATTTGTCGCCCGGCAACCTGTTCATCATCGGCGGCAGACCATCTGCCGGTAAAACCGCCCTGTCCCTGCAGATGGCTTGTGAGCAGGCCCGGCGGGGCTTCCGTGTGTGCTATTTCAGTCTTGAAACTGACCCGGACACCTTGACCGCCCGCATCATTTCAAACCGTCTGGCGGTTCCGCTGGCAGATGTAAAGAGCAAGACCGTTCCTCAGTCCGACCTTGACAGCCTTGCAGATCTGCACAAGCTGCCGCTGTTCATCCGCTCTGCATCCGGCAAGGGCACGGGATGGATCAAGGCACAGGCCCAGCGGATGAAAGCGCAGGTTATTTTTATCGACTATTTGCAGCTTCTGGCCGCCAGCAAGGCAAAGGACCGTTACCAGCAAATCACGTCTATCTCTATCGGACTGCACGAACTGGCACAGACCACAGGAATCCTTGTGGTAGCTCTGGCCCAGCTGAACCGCAACGCTGCACACGCATCCCCCAGCACCGCCGATCTGAAGGAATCCGGCCAGCTTGAACAGGATGCAGACGCAATTTTGCTGCTGTCTGACGATGGGGAGGAGTACCAAGCCATCCTCGCAAAAAATAAGGAGGGGCGCATCGGCGAAATCCCTCTGACCTTCGACAAGCCCCGCCAGCACTTTCTCGCCGTCACGAGTGAACTGGAAGGGAGGTGAACACACATGAAGCACAGTCAGAACAAACCGCGCCGCCGGGAACCGTACCACTATGACGCAAGCGGTGCACAGTATATCGCCTGCATCGAAACCGCCTTGCAGCACGGCCAGAGCATCCCGGTGCACGTTTTGCAGCTGGTCTACCATATGCTGCTGCCGTATATGCACAACTAAGCCACTTACCACACTCAACAACAGGAGGCACAGATGAATGCCAGCATCCATGTCAACGTGGACGAGATCCCGCCGGAGGTCGCAGAGCGAATCGGTCGAGTTTTCCTCGAATACCATAAGCGGTTCCAACAAGATCCGGAACTCATGGCCAAATTAGAGGCATACCGAGCCGCAAGCCATCCGAGCCATAAAGGCAGCGAGAGTGAGGCCACCCCATGAACAATCCAAATTCCGGCACACCGCAGCAGCCCGGCAGCGCCCCGCCGCAGGGTATCACACAAGAGTATGTTGCACAGTTGGTCGTTGCCTTTATGCAGCTGTACGCTTGTATCCTCGCTCTGCCCGGCGGGTATGAGGCTCTGCAAGCCGCCCAAGAGATCATCACCTCGGACGCAAAACGGCCGGCAAACAGCATCGTCTTTCCGTTCCGGCAAACAAAGGGCAGACTATAGGGCAAAACAAAAGGCCGCCATGCAAGCAGCGAACTCGCAAGGCAGCCAAGCGGGAGCGATTGACAGACCACATCCCGCAGTCATTCTATCACACCCGGCAGCCCATCTCAAGCTCGGCACCCCCTCAAGGTACTGTGAACGGGTACCCTAGTTCATAGCGGGCTCGTCGACCCCGAATCTCACTCAGTTAGAGTACGAAAATTTTGGCATTTCGTTACGCCATTCTAGTGCAATCTGTACACCATAATGCTAGGAGGCAAACTATGGACAACGATATTCGTATTCACCTCGATGAGATTTCACCAGAGGACACTGCCAGACTTGCACGAGGCTGCAAACGGTTATATCTCAAGATCATGGCTATGCCGGATGGCGAGGCCAAGCTGGACGCAGCATGGGCCGCCTACCAGCAGAGAAAGGAAGGGGGGTGAGCCCCAAAAGAATTCTGACCGCACTCCCTGATAGAACTATGCCCCTCGCCGTTCTTGCCGCGGTGAGGGGCATAATTGCACCCGCCGGGTGCAGCACAATCGAATATGGCAAGAGAAAGGGATTTTATGGCTCGAAAAGAATGGGAGTTGCTGTTCAGCCTGTCCGCCAAGCAGAACAGCAACTTCTCCAGCACCTTCAAGGCTGCGCAGTCTGCTCTTGTGGAAACACAGAACAGAATCCAGCAGCTGAACAAGGTACAGTCCGATATAACTGCGTACCAGAAGCAGCAACAGGCCGTTGACTCCACCAAGCAGCGGCTGGCCGTCTTGCAGCAGCAGTACGATAACATCCAGAAAGAGATTCAGGAGACCGAGGGCTATTCCTCTGCGCTGGAAAACAAGTTAATTTCCAAGCAGGCGCAGATCGACAAGACCACGACCTCCCTGCACACCTATGAGCAGCGTCTGGCTGCCACCGGGAACACCCTGCGGGAAGCTGGCGTGGACACCACGCAGCTGACAGCAGAAACCACTCGGCTGGAAACCGAGGTCGATAAGCTGAAAGACCAGCAGGTTGACCTCAAAAAGACCATGGACGAGGCCGGAGAGGGCGCAAAGGACTTCGGCGAAAAATCCGTCGAAGCCCTCGATGCCGTTGAATCTGTGCTTGCCACGGCCGGCATCGCAAAAGCCCTCAACGAAATCAAAGACGCATACATGGACTGCATCAACACCGCAGGTGATTTTGAAGCATCCATGAGCAACGTCGAAGCCCTGTCCGGCGCATCCGGCGATGAACTGGAAGCCCTGTCCGACAAAGCCAAGGAGATGGGCGCAACCACCAAGTTCACCGCCGGTGAATCCGCGGACGCTTTGTCTTACATGGCTCTGGCGGGCTGGAACACCCAGTCTATGCTGGACGGCATCAGCCCGGTGCTGAATCTGGCTGCTGCCGCCAATATGGACTTGGCGCAGGCGTCTGATATTGTCACAGACTATCTGACCGCCTTTGGCCTGAAAGCCTCCGACACCACTCACTTTGTCGATGTGATGGCCTACGCTATGGCTCACTCCAACACGGACGTGATCCAGCTGGGCGAGGCATACAAGGCGTGTGCATCTACCGCCACATCCCTTGGCTACTCTGTCGAGGAGACAACCGCAGTTCTGGCTACCATGGCCAATGCCGGTGTTAAGGGCGGCGAGGCTGGCACAGCCCTGAACGCCATCTTCACCCGCCTTGCCACCAACACAAAAAAGTGCGGTGACGAGCTGGCGACCTACGGCGTGAACATCTACGATGCCCAGGGCAATATGCAGTCCCTGTCCAGCATCCTTACCGGGATTGCCGGGGTCTGGGGCGACCTGACCGACCAAGAGCAAGCCAACCTTGCCAAGACCATCGCTGGCACAAACCAGTATTCCAAGCTGCAAACCATCATGGCCGGATGCAGCGAGGCCGCCGCCGAGGGCGGGCAGTCGTTCTCAGACTACACCGCAGCCCTGAACAACTGCGCCGGGTCTGCCGACAAGATGGCGGGCACCATGCTCGACAACATGAACGGCAGGCTGGTTCTGATGCAGTCTGCCGCTGACGGCCTGAAAATCGCCATCGGCGAGGATTTGACTCCCACCATGTCCGGCCTGTACGATGTTGGCGCGCAGGTTCTGGGCTGGATGCAGGGCTTTGTCGAGGAAAACCCCGGCGTGATCAAGGGCATTGCCGCCGGGACAGTCACCTTGGGCGGTCTGGCCGGAGCCATCACCGCCGTAAATGCTGCCCTTAAACTCAGCAAGGTACTTGCACCCACTCTGACTACCGTTGTCCCTGTGTTGGGCACCGCCGCGCTGGCTGCCGGCGGTGTTGCGGCAGTCGTGGCTTTGCTTTCCTCTGCTGCTAACGATACAGTTCTCTCTGTGCAGGAACTGACCACCGCGGCTCAGAACATGGGCAGTGCCATGAAAGAGGCCGGCACAGATTACGACACCACCTTGTCCAGCATGGAGGCAACTGCCAGCGTTGCCGACCAGTACATCGGCAAGCTGGAGGCCATCGAGGCGGCTACTGGTGGCAACACCGCCGGGAACACCGAGTATCACGATACCCTTGCCCGCCTGTCTGCGCTGGTGCCCAGTCTGGCCGATGACATTGACCTTGAAACGGATTCCATCAAGGGCGGCACCGAAGCCCTGCGCCAGCACACAGACGCTTATGTGGCCGATGCAAAGGCGCAAGCCCGGCAGGACTATCTGAACACTCTGTATGAGAAATACCGAGATGTGCTAAGCGAAAGCGCAGAGAACGAGGTCAAACTGAACGCTGCAAAAGCCAAGGTTGAGAAATCCAATGCCGGCATGGTTACCAGCTATGATAAGCTACTTGCCACCCTCGGCATGACGGACGAACAGTTTAAGCTGACCTATGGTACTGTTCAGGATCTTCCGTGGCGCACCATGAGCGAGGATGTGCAGCAGCTACGCAGCGAATACCTCAGCTATTCGGCAGACCTTGTGACTGCCCGGCGAGAGGTAGAGAACTACACCGAGGCGATGGCGCAAGATCAGGAAGCGGTAGACGCTGCCCAGACCGAGTATCAGGAAGCAGCGGCCGCAATCAACGGCATGGCAGATGCACAGGATTCTGCAGCAGACAGTGCCGAGGATGTTGCCGCCGCCCTGTCTGCTGCCCAAAATAATATTCAGGGCATCATCTCAGCCTATAACGAGGCCTATGATGCAGCCTTGAAGAGCGTCAGCGGGCAGTATGACCTGTGGGATACCGCTGAAAAAATCGTTGCCACCTCCGCGTCCAGCATCAATTCCGCACTGGAGAGCCAGATCACCTACTGGGACAGCTACAACCAGAATCTTGAGAGCCTGAATGCCCGCGCCGCTGACATTGACGGTCTGAGTGCCGTGATTGCCAGCTTTGCCGATGGCAGCAAGGATTCTGTGAACGCCATTGCCGGCATGGCATCGGCCTCTGACGCTGACCTTGCCAAAATGGTCCAGAACTATCAGGAACTGCAGGAGGCGCAGAAAACTACCAGCGAGAGCATGGCCGACTTAGAAACCGGCATGAGCAACGCCATGGACGAGATTGCGCAGAACGTGGCCGACAGCGTGGCAGACATGAACCTCAGTGATGAGGCCAAGAAAAGCGCACAAGCCACCATTCAGGGCTTTGTGGATGGCGCAGAGGGGATGCTCCCCCGTGTTCAGACCGTATTCTCCAAAATCGCCTCCGCTGCTTCCACCGCACTGGCAGGAGCAGGCGGTAGCTACAACGGCAACATTCCCGGCTATGCAGTCGGTACGGAATCCGCTGCGCCGGGCTTTGCCATCGTTGGTGAGAACGGCCCGGAGCTGGTCTACTTCAACGGCGGCGAAACCGTGCTGACTGCGCCGGAGACCCGCGCAGCGTTCGATGAAGCGCAGCAGTTCACGCAGATCGTCAGCAAAAACGCCCTTGACTTTGCAGCCATTCAGCAAGCCGCCGGGTTGTCCGAAAATTCCATGCAGACGTTCTACCATGACTGGACAGTGTACAACGAGTATGAAGCACTCACCGCGAACACCGCCGCCCCGGCGGAAGTTGTGTCGGCATCCAACTCCACACCTTCCGAGGGCAGTCCGATTTCCATCAACTTCGCCCCGGTCTACAACTTCTCTGGCGTGTCTGACACGCAGCAGTTTGAAAGCCTCTTGACTTCCCGCGATGACGATATGCGGGAGTACATCCTCGGCGTTGTCGAAGAAGCGGAGCACGATAAATTCCGCAGAGCATACGCATGATGTGCCTTGCATTCGCAAGCAGTGCGCCGTGGTACCACCATAGGCGCTGCAAGCAGTGTCTTTGTATGTACAAAGCCCCTTGCCTTGCAAGGACTTGTTGGGCAGCATCCCAAACCCTTTGAACGTGCTGCGCCCGGCGGGTGCAGCACTTCAGCTACACGATTCTGTTGACCTCAACAAAATCGCTGCATGACAAAGCCCCCAGACCGCGACAGCGCGTGTCTGAGGGCTTTGCTTCTTTCTGTGGGTGTTTTCCTTGCCGTTGGTTCTATTCTTGCTCAGGCAGCCCCGGCGGGCTTATGCCGCGCAGTCAGGGAAGTTCACAACGGTGATCTCTGCCACGGCCTTTTCGACCGTCTGCAAGATGTGCTCTATCTTCTCCACCGTGTCCGCAGACAGAACGACCTCGCCGCACTGTTCGCACTTCAGGCAGGGCACGTTCTTGATGACCACGACACAGTTCTTCAGCTGAACTGTGTGAATGGTCGTGCTGGGCTTCATTTCGCCTTTGCAGAAAAAGCAGGTCATATTTATTCTCCTCTCTTCTTTCGTTCAGTATACGTTGCGTTCCAGTGGTCGAGATCCGGCCAATAGGCCGTCAGAATCCACAGAGCGCCCTCATGAATGCCGCAGACAACATGCAGCCAGCGGCCTGCCAGATTGACCCCCAACACCAGACAGGACGGACAACGGTAATCATCCGGGCGGTATTCGATGATCTTCCCGCCCTGGATAGCCTGCCGGATGTCTGCCAGCAAAATGCCGCGCTCATAAAGCCGTGCCTGCGAATGGGCCGTCAGAAAGATTTGCCCGCTCTGTGCCAGTGTACGCAGATTTTCTATTGTTAATTCCATCATGCGGTTTCCTTCCCGGCGGTGTCCTCTGTGGGCACGTGTTCCAGCAAATCGCCCGGCTGGCAGTCGAGCAAGCGGCAAACCGTGTCTATCGTTTTCCATGATGCAAGCTCACCATGACGCAGCTGCTGCAAGGTGGCCTGACCCATGAGTTTATCTGTACGAATTTTGTTGGTACTGTATCCGGCAGCTTTGAGTGCTGGCAGGATTTCGATTTTATACCGAATCATTGTAGCACCTTCCTTTCCATGCTTATTCTATCGCATATCTGCACTTTTTACAAGTGCAAAAGTGACGATTATTGCACTTGTTTATTGTGCAATTCATCAATAGACTGCACCCCAATTAAGTGCTATAATAAAGACACAGCAAGGGAAGCACGACCGGAAGGCAAGGGGCGAAGTAAGACCGGGAGAGCAAATACCGAGAGTTAGCAAAGCGATGTAACCCACTTCCCGATATGCTGTGTAAAAGAAAATGGCCCGGTGTCCGCTACCAACGAAACCACCGAGCCAAACCCACCAAAGGGTCAAGCCTATTATACAGGAGCTGACCCGCAAAGTAAAGCGAGGACAGAATGAAGAAGTACAATCTCTCCGAGATCATGCACAAAGCGTGGAAGCTGTACCGCAAGGGCGTGAGCAGCTTTGCCAAAGCCCTGCATCGGGCATGGAACAGCGCAAAGGCGCAACCCATCAACGCAGAACGCATTCAGCGGGCACAGGAGAGCGCGGGTGTAATGGAGCCTGTAAACACATGGGCAGGCTGGAAAGCCGCCGGGTACATGGTGGAGCATGGTGCAAAGGCTCTGTTTCAGGCGGTGCTGAT